GAATTGTCGGAGCAGCAATGTCTGCACCATCTCACCAGCGGCGAAAAGGCGCGTCTTTCCTGCCTCGACTTTCTCAATGGGCCTCAGCTCGTCTTTCAACGTGTCAGTCCAGTACTTACCACTCCTCAGGCCTCTCTGCAGACGCCCGAGCGTGTTATTGTACTCCACTAACACCTCGTCAGACACTTCATAGGAATCGCTTCCCAGGTACGCCGTCTTTCCTTTACCTTTCTTCTGCCAGCCGTAGCCGGGGGACGTGCTCCGGTTAATGGGGGGGTAAACCTCATCACCTGGAACACCTCTCACAGCCTCGTCGAACGTCATGGTCCGCCCATCCTCGGTAGGGATGGAACAGATCATCTGCTCGACGTCGGCAACAGCAGCAGCAAGGGCAGTTGGTTCCACAAGGAGAGACGGTGTACTGGCTTTCAACATGGCTTTAGCCACCGGATCTATCTGTTCACCAGCGTTGTTCTTCTGCGCACACAAGTACGCAGGTTTCTTCAACACAGGTCCACAGATATGATGAACCGGCGACTCTGAGATAGCAGTAGTCTTGGATGTATGGACGCGCCCATTGGCGTGTCCCATCAGATTGAATCCCGCAAGCGAGCTCGCTGTGAGCTCACCATCGCGGGCCTCAACCGGAAGGGGCACGTCAACAGATGCCTCCGCATTCACCAGAGAATGCTTCCATCTCAGCTTCAGTCCTTCAAGCAGATGTCCGATGAAGTCCTGGGTAATGGCGGAACCAGCCGCCGTATATCCAGAACCCATCGAACCGCCTGCCATATGGATTCCAACCAGCTTCCTGTTGAATCGGGGGTCAAATGCGACAAGCACACCTCCACAATCACCGCCTTGGGTTTCAAGGCCGTAACAGTAGAAAGTGCGAATCTTCGACTCGACTCCCTTTCCGTCAATCAGCTGGAATTCCTCCTTATGGAAAGCTCTGCACTTATCAGTCTCACGGAACGTCAACACGCTCTGGCCTCTGATCGTCATGTATGTCACCAAACAGACCTTCGCAAGCGCCTCATGGCGAGAAAAATCTTCTCCCGTCATAAAGTACCCGCGAATGTCCGAATGCATCAACACATTCAGAGGACACTCAACAATGCACACATCTCGTTGTCCATACAGCTCGTGGTCGTCAGGGACGGAATACACATTCAAATCGGATTTCCTCATTGAAAATTCAACTCCGCCATTGACAGTCACAAGCTTCACATGCTCACGCATCGCAGCATAGATGTGCCTGTTTGTCACACCGACCCGTCCACTCAAGAAAGTGAACGAGCCGATGGGACACCAGGCATCATCATCGCTACCACGCGTGAGAATGTGATACATGTTCTTATACACACGCACACGAACTTCTCCTGCATTCTGGTCAGACAAACTCTCAGCTTCTCCCTCCAGTTCGACACGGCCCGTCGGAGCGGACCGCACCGTACTGGAAGGATAAGCTTCAGTTTTCACAGTTGTAGCACTTCGAACAGTACTACTGGGGTAAGCTTCTGTCTTCACAACTGGGACACCTCGAACGGTGCCACTAGGGTACACAGTCTCCACGTCTCCTGTCGCAACGCTTCCATCATCATTCTGATAAAGGCAGCCAACAGCGCCCAAAGCGGCGTCTCCAATAAAATTGAAGACACCGCTAACGGCGCTGATGACAGCCCTAATCAGCCATTTGAAAGCGATAAACAAG